AAGTTCTCCAACTCGACTGGAATGTACGAGACTGAGGGCCGCGACGCCGAACCGGCCCTCCTGTGCGGGAACTGTGCGCGCCCCGACTTCCAGATCTCCTTTGGGTCCTACGAAGTCAACGTGACCTGTTCTCACTGTAACTACAAACCGCCCTCTCCGATCTATGACGGGTGAGTATCTCTGCCCGTAAGCCCACAAAGAAGCGCCGCCCCCCCACCCCGCTGCCCACAGGGGAACGAGAGGAGCGGCCGTCTACCAAACAGAAACTCTCGCCCTCTCTGGCCCGGATCGCCGAGCGGTCGCTAATTGCGGACGAGGAGGATCTCCGGGCCTACGTCCCCACAGAGTTTATGGTGCAGGTCGCCGAAGCCATGCTCGAGGGGGCCGTCACCTACAAGGAGATTGCAGAGCACATTGGCTGTAGCCCACAAACCGTCGGCTCTGCCATGCGCGAGCCGGTGGCCTGCGCCTGGGCGTTCAAACAAGTTCACCGGGCCATCAGCCAGCGGCTGGGGGCGATCGACGCTGCCATGCTGAAGAGAGCGCTCACGGGCGATGTGAACGCGGCGAAACTTTTGTACAGCCGGTACGGTCAGATGGTAGAGCGCCATCAGAGCGTGAACGTCACTTTGGCCTATGACCCCCGGAAGTTGAATAACGATGAGCTGGACACTCTGATCAAGACCTATAGGACAGTTGGGGGAGGAGAAGAGTCGAAAGCGTGAACCCTCGCGAGAAGAAACTCCAGCTACTGATTGCCCTTGAGGAGAAACGGAGGCGCACTCGCCAGGCCCCGTTGCTCCACTGGGCCCCCCACCCGAAGCAGGAGATCGCTTTCGAGAAGACCCGTGAAAAGCGCATTGTGGTTGTTGGAGGTGGGAACCGTTCCGGCAAGTCCACCATCTTGGCCGCCCGAGCGATCGCCTTGGCATACGGCTACCACCCCTGGGAGGTTCCCGATATCCAGTTGACCGCGGAGGGGGACTACCCACCCAGGAGCGAAGTAGATGTCAAGCACTGGATTCGGCGGGCGGACGGCCTCCCCATGCGTTTCCCCACCGAAACCCTGATCGTGACCGGCCTCTCAATGGCGCGGGGGATCGGGCAGACTCTGTGGCCGAAAATAGAGGACTTCCTCCCGCAGGCCGTTCGCAGTGCTGGACTCAACGTCCACCGTGTACAGACCGTGCCCGTCCGGGTGACCCTCCCCAACGGCTCGATTTTCCACTTCGGGAGTGCCGAACAGAGCACCATGATGTTCGAGGCGTTCTCCGTGGACGCCGCCCTCTTCGACGAGCCGCTTCCACGCAGTCACTTTGCCCCTATCTGGCGCGGCCTCACCGATTATCACGGGCCGGTCCTCTTCGCCATGACGCCCATCGGCCCGAACGCCCCTTTCGTCTATGAGCAATTCATTGCCACGCAGCGCCCCGACGTTGCCTTTGTCCAGGTCTCCATCTATGACAACCCCCACCTGTCGCGTGAGGCGGTCCGCGAGTTTGTCGAGGGTGGAGGATTCACTGAGGACGAGGCCCAGGCCCGAACAGCCGGCGCGTGGTCCTTCCTCACCCATCGGGCCTTTCCGCAGTTCGACCCCGCGGCCCACGTCATTGCGCCCCACCAAATACCGTCAGACTGGGTTCGTGGGCTTTCTGTCGACCCTGCACATCGTAGACCCTTTGCCATGACCTGGGCGGCCTTCGGTCCACAGGGCGAAGTAGTCGTCTATCGCGAGTACCCCGAGGCCGAGCACCACAAAATCCGCTCGAGCACCCTCACTGTCCGCGACTACGCCACAGTCATCCGAAACCTCGAGGGCGGCGAGCGCATTGACTTCCGCGTACTCGACCCGCGCTTCGGCCGGGCGGAACACCGAATGAAGGGTGAGGTTCACACTTCTATACAGGAGGATTTCTCCAGATTCGGCCTCTATTTTGACTGCCGCCTCCGGGGCACCGAGCGCGAGGAGACCGGCATCAACGAGATTCGCGAACTGTTACGGTGGGACCGCAGCTCTCCCATTGGCGTTCTCAACCGGCCGAAGCTTCGGGTGTTTAACCACTGTGTCAATACGATGAACACCCTCGCCATGAGAAACTTCATCCCCCCGGGCTCGAAGGACCCGGATGTCCTGCCTGAGAAGCTGCTCGAGAGCTACAAGGACTTCTGCGACAACCTGCGATACCTGGTCCTCTACGACCGCCCCTTTCCCGCAGGCACCGACCTATCCTACATTTCCGCCCAGGAGCTCGAAGAATGGAACTCAAACAGTATCTGAGGGTACTCGCGTTGTTTGGCCTACTGGCCTTCGTTGGCTGTGCCGGCTTGCGCGAAAGCCTCACCGAGGGCGCCGCCGCCGCCCGTGACTCTGCGGTCGTGGCCATCAGGGAGGATCCCACGCCTTTCGCCAGTGTTGGGGATCTTATCACCTACGTCCTCGCCGGCCTGACGGCTGGAATTGCTGCTGGCTACGGTGCCTATCAGCGAGGTAAGGTCGTAGGAGCTCGATAGTCATGCCGTCCCCCAATGTCGTAATCCGCTACACCCGGGCCTTCGAGGGCCCGATCCATGAGCGCCTATACGCTTGCTGGGACGCTGCCGCCGAGTTCCTCGCCCCCTGGGTTGGGGTCCGTGTCTTCCACAATGCCGGTGCGCGCCTTTCTCACGCGCAAAGCTTTCAGGCAATGTGGCAGGAGGAGGCGGAGTTTGATAACGCGATAGTTGTCTTCACAGAGGCCGACTTCTTACCTAATCTGGAAGACGAGGATTGGTACCGCGCCTCTATGGCAAAGAAGGCCACTGCTTGGGGGGTGCAATACGCGAGTAGAGGAGTCATCGGCCAGCTGTTTCGCTATCCTAACCTCGCTGGCGGGTGGTTTGTAGGCATCAACAAGGAGAAGGCCCCCAAACGACTTAGCTTCGCCGGGGACCCCGACCCCTGTTGCCAACTACCCCTCCAGATCCGCCATCATGGTGGACGCTTCTTCTACTTTGCTGGCAGTGAACGGGCGATTTTTCTCGATTATGCCTATGGGACTCACCTTTTCTGGAGTCGGCATTACAACGACCCGCCCCAGACCCCACTCAACTGCGGCAAGTTGACCGCGGGTGACGTCCAGAATATGGTCAACAAGGAGATCTCCCGTTGGATCGCCACCCAACCCCGAGCCTACAAGACCATCTTCGCCGAGCGGTTTGGCCGAGACGAGTTGTCCTACTGTGAGGATGTAGCCGCCCATGTCTGAATTCCCGATCCGCCGCCTCGGCATTCTCCTACGGCTCCACCGCCGCCACCGCTTCATCGGGCGCATATTCCATCAGATCCGCAAGTTGGCCAAAGGACGCAAGGTCCATGTAGAGATCAGCCTCGATCGGCCAACAGCCAAAGTCACAACCGCCCTTAACAAGGCGCTTCAGGGCCTCCCCCGTACTGTCACCTTTCACTGTGACCAACCGGTACTCCCCATCCTCTCCGCTGAGCACGGCGAGCAATGGATGGCCAACCTCAGGATCCAGTACGAACGACTCCTGTCCCACCTACCGGTCCAGGCTTGTATCCTGTGGGACGATGACTGGCTTTTTTCAGAAGAGGGCCTCCGCGAGACGCGCGGGCATCTACTCGATCTGAAAGCCGATCGTTATGAGGCCCTGTCGCTCTTTTTCTGGGATGACCCGAACACCTACCATGCAGGTATGCTCTCCCACATGTCACCTGTCATGTTCCGCTGTTACCCCGGAGACGACTTCGACGAACGATTCGTAGTTGGCGCCCCCCTAAAGGTGTCGCGGAGCTCCCGCCGGGCTGCCCTACACTGGCCCCTCCTGAACTATGGGTATCTCACCCAGACAGACCGTGACCTTGCCTGGCAGGAGTCCAAAGCCGCCGGCCGGGTCGATGGACACTCGATGCATTTCATTGAGAGCCGCCCTCCTCTGAAGCCCTACCTTAACGAAACGGCACCACAACTGTGGCAGTCTCACGCTCCAACCCCGTAGCCCTTGAGGTCCTTCGCGCCCGTCCGACGCCAGATCTCCGCAAGGATGTCGAGGAGCTCGCGCAGCACGTCGAGGAAGCAGAAAGGGACATGCTCCCGTGGCTGCAGAAGCAGCGCAAGCTAACCGAGCTGCGCTACGGCCACACCAAGGCGCGCAAGCTCCCCTGGCGGGGGGCGGCCAATCTCCATATCCCCCTCATCGATGGGATCATCCGCCGTTGGCGCCCCGGCATTGCCAGCCTCATTCTCGATGCGGCCCCCGTTGTGGCAATGGAGCCGCAGGAGGCCGGGGACCTCGAGGTGGCGCGCCAGGCCGAGGAGTTTCTAACCAGCCTCTTCCTCGATCGCATGGCGACGGCCCCCCAGATCGTCAGGCTCGCGGACCTCATCGCCCATCGTGGCCTGGCTTTCGCGCGCGAGGGGTGGGACTACAAGACCCGCTACCAATGCCGCGTGGTAGAGGCCGAGGCGCTCTTCCCGGGCGGGGTTGAGGAGTTCGTCCTCGCCCAGCAGCAGGCCGCTCAACAGCAGGGACAGGAGCGTCCATCTCCTGAACAGATAGTTTCCAGCGTCCTCGTCTCTCATTTTGACCTCGACCCCCAGGGCCCCGAGGAGGGCCCGATGCTCCAGCACGCGGTTGAGGCCCTACTGCAGGGGGCCCCCTTCGTTAAGGTGGTCTCTCATGAGACCGAGCGAGACCTCCCCGCTTGGCTCGCCGTTGATCCCGTCCGTTGTGTCTGGCCTGTTGACGAGTCCCCCGAGGACGCCGAGTTCTTCTGCGTCCTCCATGACATGACGGTCGACGAAGTTCTCAAGCGCGCTCGCGACGGCGTCTTCGAGAAGGATGCCGCCGCGGTTGCGGCCAAGCGCCACGAGAATTCCAGTAAGGCCAAATCGAGCACCGAGGATAGCCTCCGTGAGGACATTGAGGACTTTCTCCGGCGCCGCAAGCGCACCACTGAGCAGTCCCAACGGAAGCGAATCCGGGTGTGGGAGCTCTACGCTAAGATAGACCTCAATGGCGACGGTCTTCTTGAGCGCTGCGTTCTCTGGTACGCCCCTGACGCCCGTGCTGTCCTGGCGCTCTTCAACTACCCCTACCCTTTCGACACCTGGCCGATCACCACCTTCGTCTTCTCCGGGGATGCCGACCACCCCCTCGACTCCCGGGGCATGTCGGAGATGCTGGCCACCTTTCAGAAGATTCAAAACGAGTTCCACAATGCCAGACTTAATGCCAGTCAGATTCTCCTTGCCCCAGTATTTAAGCGCCGAGCTGGGGGCAACTCTACAGAGAATACTATCCCATGGCGACCTGGCGGAGTGGTTACACTCCAAGACGTCAACGACCTCCAACCAGTGGTCCATGACCTGCGAATTCTCGCTGAGCTCATCCGGGAAGAGCAAGCTAACCAACGTCAGGCTGAGACCTACATCGGGGTCTTCGACGCCACCCTTACTTCTCTCCAACAGTCCCGTGAGCGCCGAACCGCCGCTGAGGTAAACGCCATCCAGGCCGTCTCCTCTTCGATCTTCGGATTGGACGCCAAACTCTTCCAGACGGCCTTTTCCCGCAGCATCACCAAGGTCTGGAACCTCTACCTCGAATACGGGCAGGACGAGCTCTTCGTCCGGATGCGGGGCCAGGACTTCCCTATTCCGGTGCGCAAGGCCGACATTGGCAAGAATTTCGATGTTCGCGCTTCCGGGACCCCCGCCAACACCAACCGGCAATTCCAGCTCTCCAATATTCAGCAGGCCATGGCGGTCATCATGTCGCCCGCAGTCGCTGCATCCGGCCGGTTTGATATCGGAGAACTCGTCAGGATGTGGCTGCAGCTCCTTGACAGCAAGATCGCAGACACAATCATACGGAGTGGAGAGGAGTCAGCGGCCGCCCAGACCATTATGCAGGCCGCCCAACTTGGGGCCAGCCAGCTCGACCAGGAACCCCCGTCCTTTATATGAACAAGAATGAGCGTCACGCCCGCACCCTGGCCCTCTTTACCTCACAGGGGTGGCCCATTGTTGTCGAGCTCTTAGAGTCCATTGACGACGATGCCATTCACTCCATGCGGCGCGAGCCCAACATGGTAGACGCCCAGATGTTGAACTGGGTGGACGTTATTCGCCGTCGTTTCCAGGTACTTGCCGCTGCGGTAGACCACCCAAATCCCTTTGAGGAGCGCTAATGTCAGAGCCCGCCAACGATACGCCACAGCCCGAAGCCCCCGAAGTGCAGGAGGGTGAGAAGGGTATTCAGGACCGCATCAATTCTCTGGTCCGCCGCCGTAACGACGCCGAGCGCGCCGCCAATGACGCCACCAAGCAGAACGAAGAACTCAACCAGCAGATCCAGCAGCTTTCTCAGGAGGTTACCCGCCTCAAGCAGGGATCGGTGAGCGCAGACCCCTTCGAGGGTCTATTCTCTTCGACACCGTCCAAGCCCAAGGCGGGCCACGTCGACCCACAGG